CTAGTCCGTCTGTTCCACCCAAAAATTCTGCATTTGTAATATCTGTTAGTGTTCTTGATGAAACATTTGCTTGAATTCCACCGCCAGTATAATATCTAACAATTAAAGTTGTGTCTGAGGGTGCTTTACCATATCCTCGTGTAAAAAGAACATTTGTAGGGTCATAAGCATTATCTAGACCAGCAGTATTACCATAAGGTAAACCAAATCCTATATTTTCAGGGTTAGGTACAATTACTTCATCTGGTTGAGAAGATATACCTGCACCGAACCAGAGTTGTGTTATATTATTTTCGTCTATATGAGTTGTAAATCTTCTAGCTGTACGTCTAAGCTTTAATATATAAGGTGCATCGTAATTGTATTCTGACATTTCAGGGTCTGTTGCCCAGTTATTAATTACCTCTTCAAATATATTGTCTTGTGCTAAATAAGGTACTTCATACCATTGATTACCTGCTTCGTCTTTTACATCTAAAATACTTATTACTTTATCGTCTTTAAGTTTTATTCTAGTATATTTCTCTGGCTCTCCAAATGTAAATGTTTCTGTCTTAACTTCACCTGCAATTGCCTGTACTTCTTTTTTTAGAAGGTAGTATTCTGGATTGCCGTATGTTGCGTCGACTTTATATATTGTAGTTTCTCTAGGACTTTTTTGAGTATTTACTCTAAAGTCTACAGGGTCCTGTGTCATAAATATAACACCATTATCTGTAGCTAATTCTACACCAGCTGATATCTGCATTGCGTATCTCATATCTGGTTCAGAATCATTTGGCATAACAGGTACTACTTGATATAAACATATATTTGCAACAGCAGGAACTGTAGGTTTTGTTTTATATCCTAGAGCTCTAGCCAAATCTATCACATTGCTTCTTTCCTCTGCATGTATTATCAAACTTTCTTTCATTTGATTGTCAACATAATAAGATAATACATCACCAACATACGATGCCATTTCTATAAACATCATACCAGGCGACGATTCATTAAAGTCATTGTATATGTCTGGGAAATAGTTCTTTGCGTAATTAACTAAATGTTGTCTGAAGCTACTAAAGTCCTTATTAAGGTATTTCAAATCCCTTACTTGTTTTTTATCTATATTACATTCATTTGCCATTATAAAGTCCCTATATTATTTAATGTTATCATCTCTTTATTTATAGTATCGTTATACAATGCAAACCATATATTAATATCAACTCTATTTTCGTCAGCTTTAGTTTGTTTTACATTAACTTCTAATAAATTAACATATTCTAACCATATATCTACTTGAGCTTTTATATTTGATTTTATCCTTGAGATAACTGTAGGATTTATAGGTTCAAATAACAATCTGTAGATATCGCAGCCAAAGTTTGGATGCATTACTCTTTCACCTTTATTTGTCAACACCAAATTTCTCATATTAGACTTAGTTTGTTCCAATGTAGTATAAGATAATGTAAAATCAGCCGTCACCTTCTTAGCACTTTCATGAAGACCTTGACTATCAGTAAGACTTCCAAGTCCAATGCCAGCAGCTTCATCTACTACGTCATATTTTGCTGCAGCCTGTGCGTCATTTGTCATAGGAAGAGTTAAGCCAATGGCAATGTCTTTCTCAAAATCTAATGGATTATATTGAAATTCGTCTCTTCCTCTCATTATTACTTAAATCTTTTTACCAGCTCAGAATAATCTCTATTTAGAGCTTTGCTTAATTTAGGGTCCAGCTTACTAGTATCAACTGGTCGATTATTTATATCTACTGTTGGCGTGGCTCCTCCTTGCATTGCAGCAAACCTACTTCTTATATCACTCTGTGATATTGAAGGCCAAGAGTCTTCTTGTACAGTTTCATTTAATACTTCATTTAATGTTGTATTTTTTGTATAGCTTTTTTCAGGAAGTGGTTGACGTTTTTCATTTTCCATCTCACTTAAAATCTCGTTAATCTGAGTTTTTACAGCAGATTTTACTTCACGTTTTACAACCTCTCTGATAATTCTTACCAAATCTTTTTTAGTCATGTATACACTCCTTTACTTTATATATAAATATCATAATACTAACTTTATTAGAGCCAAGTCGTAACGGGAACCATTTGTGGAGTCCATAAAGCAGTTCCTTGCATAAACCAATTCATTATTGTCATACCTGCTGCGTTAAGCCAACCTTGATTAGTTTCAGAATTCATACCCATACCATCTATACTTTCAAACATAGGTCCAGGACCTGGAGGTGGTATAGTTGTAGCTGCAGGAAGTGTGCCTCCTATATAAACACCTGCAAAAGCCATAAATCCAGCTTTCAATCCCATGTGAGGTGGTGTTGCAGAAGTCACAGAAAGAAGTGACGCAAACATAGCTTCACCTGCAGGTTTTACTGTCGCACTTGCTGGTATTATACCTGCAGCGCCGGCAACTGTAGCGTCAGCCCATACTCTTGCCCAATCCGTAGGAGGGTGTGGAGGTGGCTTTACACCTAATTGGTTGGGTACCATAAATGGGTCACCAGGCATTAAATCGCCTTCAGTATATTTTGAAAATACAGGTGACTCAGGGTCTATCCTTGTCTGTAATACTTGAACGAATTGAGGAACTATAAACGGCATTATTGTAGCATCGACTCCAACTGTGTTTTTAACTGAGCATATATAGGCCCGTTAATTGGAGTTCCACTTGGACCACAAGGTGTTGGGTGTACCTCCATAGTTAATTGATTAAGTGTTTCTAATAATATATCTGCAAGAGCTGTCACGTTTATTTTCCATTTCGAAGTCGACAGGCTAATTTCTTTAGAAGCAGCAATATATACATTGTCATTTTTTGCATTAAATATAAGACGGTCAGAACTAATAATAATCTGAGGTTTGTCTGTAAAAGTGTTCAATGGCTGAAAAGGTACTACAGGTCCTGTTGGCACTGCTACTGATTCTGGTGATTCGGGGTTTGCTAAACCTATATCAATTTTTTGAGTGCTTGTCATCATTATTGTTGACCGGTCTGCATTTATATCTTCTATTTTATCGGCACCTTCAGATGCAAATTGATTTGTCAATATCATTATTGGGTCACCAGGACTACCTCCTCCTATTGACCAAGTATCTATTGTTTTTGCACCTCCTACAGTTGAACCTAGTCTTATACTATTGTCGAATCTACCTTGAATTAAAACATCACCTTCAAATGGATGTAGTGGAGCAGTTTCAACCTCTTCAAATGTTTCACCAGGTATATCATTTAGAAAATGTTCTTTCGAAGAAAAACTAGCATTAGGCAAAGTATGTTCGTTTCGCTCTCCCCATATACTAATGTTAGAAAGATAGTAATACATAAATGACCTTGGGTTATCTTGAGCTTTTAGACCTGGTGCCATGATAGCGCAAACCATTTCTCCTACTAAAGGAAGCGTTTGTATATCTCGTCTCAAAAGCTTTATCCATTTATAACCTTTGTCGGGGGACGCTTGATAATCTTGAGCGTTACCATATACTTTTATTTTTATATCACCTATACTTGTAGAATCTCTATAATCTTCGTGGTCACTATTTGTAATTACTGTAAGCACCTCACCATATATTATATTCTCCTTATTGCTTCGGTTTCTTTCATTGGACCTAGTTTTATTTGTAAACTTACCTCTCATAACTTTTATTCTATTTGTGATTCTTCGACAGCTTCAAGTAGCTGTTTTTTCTCAGCCTCAGTTAATAACACACCACTGTTGTTATCATCACTTCTTGTCATGCCTCTTTGTACGATTGCAGCCATCTTAATTAGATGTTCGTCATTTTTTACTGCAACTTCCATATACTCTTTAATTATAGGTACTAGGATTGTGGCATCACCCATATTTTTAATCATAGGCTGGAGTTGTTTTATAAGCTCATTTATTTGAGCTTCTTTTTTTCTTGAATTATCATAGATATCTTTCATAAGACCTTCAAAAGTCTTACCTTCAAATATCTCTTCTTTTTTATTTTGTTCCATATCACTCTCCTTATATATAAATATCAAGTATGTAAAAAACAGAAAACCTAGGGAGGTTAGTCCCTAGGTTCTCATATAAACTAATTATATAACTATGTTTTCCTTAATTACTTCTTGTCAACGAAAAAGTATGTAATAAGTACTAATACAATTAGTCCTACAAATCCACCATTACCTAGTCCTTCAACTAGAGCTGTTAAATTTGATATTACATCCATTCCGAAGATAGAAGTTCCTGTAAGTACAGTCCATAAGATTGTAATAGGAAGTACTGCCATCATAATTGACATAAGTCCACCTAAAAATCCATTTACGTGCTTAATTACTGAATCCATCTGTTATCTCCTTATTTTATTAATTTTGTGGCAAAATTGCCTTGCGCGTTGATTTACCAATTGTACAATAATACTTAGAAAGTAAATCCGAATCCTAAAGTAAGATTCGTAGTTTTCTCTCCTGTATTATATACAATCTTAGGGTCTACATAAACGTTTTTACGTAATGTAAACATTTTACCTGCTCCAATGCTCATCGCATCAGTGCTTAATCCATCCGTTGCCACATATCCGAAATATCCATTCCAGAAGTATCTTGCATGAAAATCTATATCCATGTCTGCAGACGAGTCTGCTTGACTTACAGAACAACCAATCATCAAGTTGTCCATTACACCATATCCAATAGTTGGTGATATAGACCAGTCCGTCCAAGCAACATTCGCGATATCGCCTGTTCCAACATACCAGTCACCTTTTTCTTGTGCGTTAGCTACCGTAAATCCGAAAACTAATGCTAGTGTTAAAATTAAATTTTTCATAAAATTCTCCTTGTTCTAATTATTGTTATTTGGTATTATTACCAATCACCGCGCAGTGTCATCGAGCTTAATGTTTTCATACTCGATAAGTCTTTCCTTAAATTCTTTTTTTATTATATTTACTATTTTAGATATATCTTGAGTTTTCTCATTTGTCATTTCTCTAATTAGTACATATAAAGCTTTTTTATTATATTTTTCTATATTTTCTCTACGTCTAAATAATTCCAATACTGCATAAGCTATTTTCTTATCAGACTGTTTATTAAATCTTCCATCTACCTCTTCATCATATGTTTCAATGAATATATCCATAAAATCTTTTAGAGACTGCTGTCTTTCTGTTGTCACCATTTCATTGGTTATATTTCTCTGCCTATCTACTGCTAATAAATTTGTTTTCGACTTCAGCATCTTATATGCTTTATTATTCGTCTGTATACAATAATTTTTTGCAACGATACTAAAGTATGAAAAAGCACGACCTTTGTTTTCTGTATACTTATTAAGTTTCTGTAGTAAAAAAGCTATCACCTCGTATTGTTTGTCTTCTGTAGTACCATCCATATAAGGGAACTTAAATCTATTTATTATATTTTGAGATAACTTCCAAATTGGATAATGTATATGCTCAGCATATATTTTATTTCTCTTAGCTTCACTCTTTTCTTTGTTATAAGCAACTATAGCTTTTTCATTTATAGGAGTGAAGTACATTTTGTTTTTTCTTTTTCTACCTCTACGCTTAACGTTGGGGTCTAAAAGTTTCTCAAGCTCTTCCTTGTATTGTGGTAAATTTTCGTAAAACTTATCAACAGGACTAAGCTTCTTGGTCATTGTCATTCTCCAATCCATAAACAATCTCTTTTAATCCATCGAATACTGCACCTACCTCATCTTCAGATTCAAATCCTCCTTTAGAATCTATTCGTCTCATCGTCTCTATAGTATCTCTTATTTTAACTCTAATTTTTGTAATTTCATCTTCAGATTCTAATACTGCGTCTTCACAACTTTCTACTTTTCTCATCAAATTAAAAGTTGAATATGTTAATATAACTACTAAACAAATTAATATAGCCTCTATCATTTATCATCTCCAAATAATCCTGCGAATATATCATCTACAGATTTGTTTGCAGTTGCTGTATCCAAAGATTTCTTTTTGTGTTTTGTACTAGCAGCTTTTTTAACTTCACCTTTTACTTTATTTATTTCACCTTCAATTTTCGAAGCCATTAAATCTGCCTGATGTAATACCAAAGGTAAATTTGTCTTAAAGTTTCTATCAGAATTATAGTGCTTAAAGTATTGAGTATTTGCTTCGTCATATAATCCATCATGAACCATAATTGCAATCATTTCATTTTCAGAAAATTCAATACCAAACTTTTGTAATAACCATAAACTTCTATGTTGTACTGGCATCCAATTTAATTCTGGATTTAGATTCCAAAGCGAACCTTGATTTTTTCTATGCCATTCGCTAGGATTTGGTATATATAAATCTTTTTCTAAATCACCATACTTACCTAAGTCGTGATTTAGTGCACAGAACATCAGCTCTTCTTGAGTATAACCTTCCATACTCGAACCCATAGACTTCCAAAGCATATAAGTTTGTTCAGCACATTTACAAACTCTTAAAACATGTTCTACATAACCACCTACAAAAGCATTGTGATAATTAATGTTTCCTGAAGCTGGTGTAAACATCATTCTTTCTTGGAATGAGCTATACATAGCTTTTAATTTTTCTTTTCTTTCACCTTCAAAATTCTTTTCTATGACTAGCATTAAGTCATTCCAATTTTGTAGTAATTGCTCTTCTGTTAAATTCATGAATCTATCTCCTTTTGTACTTTTTCCCAATAATAAACTGTAGCTTCTTTATTCATACCTCTTGGTCCGCCATTCCAACATCTCGCTATTTCCTCTGCATCAATTAGATTATAGTGGTCTGTATATATTTGAAACATTTCAATTGATTTTACTCTGCTCCACCTATCTTCATATGTATATACATTCCATAAACCTTGACTTCTTAAAATTCGATTTACGTCATCGACCATAGTTTTTCTAATTTGTAAACATCCTACAGCATCTTCGCCGATAGCATGAGCGGAATCGTTGTTTCTACTTTCTACTCTTATTATTGCGTCTAATAAATTGTTCCATTCGTTTTGTAAGAATTGAAAATCAAATATCTCAAGTTTTTTATTTAGAGAATCTATCTCCAAACCTAGACTATCAATAACAAACTCATTTCTATCGATTTCTTCGTTTAGAGCTCGTATTTTATTTTCATCACAAATCGTGTGATACGTAAATAATAGCATCAAACCAGATACTACTAAAATATAAAAAATATCTTTCATAATTTAATCAAATAATAATTTTAATTGGTTAGGGTCACCTTTTTGTTTGTCTTTACCGAATTGTTCAATTATGCCTGACTCGCTATATCCTAATGAACATGCAAGTCTTCTACAAACTGTCTTAAATTGACTAATTGTTAAATCGGTTGGAACCTGGAATTCGATTACTTGAGGTTCTTTAGATTTTACACCTCGAGTATATGTTATTTTATCTAATGGCATTTTCTGTCTCCCATGTTTTCGTTATTATACTATAATATAACAAATTTTTTCGACGTATGAAAATAATTAGCTGAATAATTTTGCAACCAGTGCTTCGGTGAATTTACCGTTCATAACTTTGCTATAGTTTTTTATTTTTTGGTTAACGACCTTTTTGTCTTTTTTCCAACGCAAACCTTTTAGCTCTTTTTTTAGTTTAGCAACTTGAACTGCTGCTTTGTTTTTATATTCTTGTTTCTCTTTCTTAGAGAGTCTATTTTTCTTTTCTATAACAGTAGGTTTAAGAGTGCCTTTCAGCTTAGGCTGTTCTTTACCTCTGTGATATACGTTGCCATCCTTATCAACGAACTCTTTCATAAAATGCCAACCTGATGGTCTACCAGTATTTCTTTTTGACTTTATTTCTGGTGGGTCGCACATTTCCATTACGCATTCGTGGCATACAACTGCTGTTGCACCTTCTCCTACTTGAGAGAACGCTCCACATCTCTTACACTCCATATACTTGTATAAAGTGTCAGGATTTTGGTTCCATGCTGAACCTTTTCTATATTCAACTGCGTAATTTATTTGATTTTTTAATGTTTTCATTATATAAATTTATCTTTTTTCTAACCGCCTCTATTCTATCATTGTTTATTGGCATGGCGTCTACCAATTCACCCATATTATTAAGTATATCGCTAGAAAATCTTAATTCGTCTTCAAAATCATCTAGTCTATGTATACCTTCTGCAATCCTTTCATTTAATGCTTCTACTTTCTCTAACCTGGACATTCCTTCCAAACCTAGACCTTCAAAAATTTCATTATTTTCTGGATTTTCCTCTTTAATTTTTGCAAATGCAAAATTAGCAGCAACGACCAGCGCAATTGCTAGCGGGTCAAATACAAATATAATTAATAGCAGGAACCAGTTAACAACTTCTCCCATTTCCTTGCCGGTCGTCTCTGCCAAATACTTTAACGGACCTAATTCTCTTTGTTCTTCGTTACCTATTTCTAAATCTAGCAATTCTGTATCTATTCTCATTATAGAATCCTGTACAGCTTCTAATTTTAGATTTATTTTATCTCTATCAACAATTGTTGCACTCAATTCTGATTGCAGTGCTTTTCTTGCAGATGTACTTGATGTTGTTATAACTTCACCTGCGTCTTCTGAATAATAAGATACTTGTGTAGGGTTTGAAAGTGAAGTTCTAAGCTCTGATATTGTTTTGTTAATCTGGTCTTTTTCTAAAGTTAAATCTACCTTGCTTTCCTCGAATCTATTTTGCTTTGTTTGCAATACAGCTAATGATTTATCTAAAAACTCAGATTTTGTAGCTGTTTCTTGATATGCTCCAGATAAAAATCCGTATATACCACCTGATGTTATAACCATTAAAACAAATACCGCTACAGACAAATAAAATCTAAGAAATTTTCCTATTGTGTCCCAATACTGATATAATAAGGATGCGACAACAAGTTTAGCAAATTCTAAAGAGCCGGCCATTATAATTACTTGAGTACTAGCTCCTGCGAAAAGTTTACTTAAACCAAATACAGAATAAAAAGCTGCAGAACCAGAAACGGCCAGTGCAGATAGTCCAATCAATAAAGGAAATAATCTTTTTTTCATAATTACCAATTTATTTTATTTAATCTGCCGTAATTATCATAAATTATAGTATATAATGTTTTTCCATCGACATCTTTTGTTCTTATTTCAATTTCAAGCACACCTGCTTTTATAAGTTGGAACCTAATGTCGTTTATTTTCTCTTTACTGTAATTACTTATGCATGTTAAATTACCTACAAAGCTAACTACAACATTTTGATAGTCAACTGTATCTTCTCCTTCATATTTCTCTTCATAGTTAAAGTGTTCTGATGGATTATAAGTAGGAGAGTTTTCATTTTGAATCCAAGTACCTGCTCCGTCTACTGACTCATCAATTGATGGTATTAACGGCAGTCCATTAATTAATCTGTCAGCATAATATCGTCTACTCTTATTATCTAAACCTTTTACCCATTTAACAAATTTCTTTTCATCTTTTTCAAAAATAGCTTTGTCATCTAGAGATAATATAGACCATAACTCTTCATCTGTAAATAATTTTTCATTTTTTTCGCTTTTCTTGATAATATCTTCCCAGCCTGTTTTATCCCAACTGACTTTTTTGTCAAGTTTATCTTTGCTGAAAGATTTAATCATATCAATCATAGCATCCATAGAATCTTTCTTTCTTTTATTTAGAATATCTTGCTCACTCATAGTTATTTTAGGAATAAGTTTTTCTAAATCAGATTCTAAGATATTTTTTAGCTTTTGACATTTTTCATACTCTTCTGTTTGGATAAAATAATCAATCATATCCAATAATATATCTATTAGCTCTTGTTCTTCTAAACTAGTAGGGTCATACAACATATATACATCTTTCAATATATTCAAACTGGATATTTTAACTTTTCCAGTCACGATTTTATACGTAGTTTCAAAAGCTATGTCTAGCCCTTGTTCCGATTCGTTATTTTCGCTGAACTGTTCCATTTGTTCCTTGTTGTATTCTTTCATTGTATAAAAAATTAAGTTATCCTCCAACCTCCGAAGCTTTGACGGCTTGCTTCTTCTACCGTTGGGTCCGGGTGCCTATTTAGGCAGCCATCGCCATTTCAACTTGTTCGCCAGTTAATTGCGGTGAGTCTTCCTCGTATCCTTATCTTGCTGTCAATTCCATAACACCCCCATATTTTTGGTTTTGTTCCTTGTGGAGGTGACGGGATTCGAACCCGTGTCCAAACAAGCAGCTAATAAAAGTACTAATGACTCAATAATAAATATCATATATATGATGCTTATTTAGAATTTTTATTATATGACTTTCTTCTGTAGTATTTCTTAGATTTTTTAGCCTGTAAGTTTTTAATCTGACTTTTTAACAAGTCATTAACTAAAAGCTTGTCTTCTAAGATATGACTAACTGAACTATATCTTTTTGTAAAATATAATGCAGCTGAAAAAGCTCCTAAAAATAATCCTATAATCAATGTTAATAATTCTGTCATTTCTTTACCCCTTTCTTTAATATGTGTTAATCTTCATACTATAACCATCAGGAGTTCCTGAATTATGTTCTAACATTCCTAGTCTCAAAGCTTTCTTATAAGTACTTTGAGCTTCATATAACTCTTCAATAACTCTATTAGTTTCTGAATGTGTTAATTCAAATTTCTTTCCTCCGATATGTAATGTACAGATTAACGGTTGATTAGCTTCACCCTGTGGGTTCTTAGCTTTTGCTCCTTTCATTAGAGTAGTATTAATACTTCCCCACAATTTACCAAATTTATTTGGATTGAAAGGTTTTTTCTGATTGTGTTTAATTGGTAATTGATTACCTGGTCCTGTTCTATTATATTTAGACATTTTTTATTTAGCTATAAAGTAGCAACCTATTTATTATGCTTACTCTTTAATGGATTTTCAGCTTACCTCCGTTATATATTATTATAGTAATTATTTTTTAAGTTATTTATTATTACTTAATAATTTATTAGTTCTAATTAGTAGTATTACTACTATTATTAGTTTTAGTACTAATATATTAAAAAATTCCGACATAAAAAAATTATTTCAGAACTATTTTACTTAAATGGATAAAGACCTTCTAATAATTGCAGCATATATAATTCTATTAACTGCTGCTTATGTTCTATAGACTCATCTTTACACATTATTTTATCTATATAATTACAGATATGACTATTACCTTCTAAGATTATAGCATCTGCTTTATATAAATCTGTTACGCCTCGACCTCCATCCTGTTTGAATGCAGATACAATACGTTCTTTGTCAATATATCTTTTATTGAATCCCATATTACTTCCCTTTTTCTAAATAACTTTGCCACCACCCTGCTATTAAGAACAATGCAGTGAAACTAATAAACATGTACAATATAAACCAGGGTGTATACGTCATCTCACCATTAATCAAAACTGGACCTAGCATAACTAACATCCAAAGCAGGAAAAATACAAATGGATTTCGCTCCATTTTCTTTTCTATTTTTATAGTGCGCTCTGTGTTGATTAATCTTGATAATGCGTCTTGCATATCTTTACCATAAGCAGGTTGTTTATGTATTGTACCATCAACTTCAGCAATCGTTACCATATACTTACAATAACCTGGATTGCTTTTGCTTTTTTCTACTATCTGACAATCGATAGCTCTACGTTTTGTGTATTTACTTTTACTCATAATTATTTTAATTTATTTTTTCTATAGCAATAATCCATATTTAGATATATTACTGATTGTTGTGAATTTCTAGTTTTTCCAACTATTCGTGTTGGAGCCAGGTCAGAATCTACCTTAGTACCGAACCATATAT